CTGACTCCAAAGGCATGTCAGTGGGCATGGGCGTGTCAATGTCTTCACTGGCGTTGCCTGCAATGTCAATCTGCGTTTGCAGCAGTTCATCCTGACGATCTGCGGCCACTGAGGCCAAACTGCCCTGTGCTTCATTGATCACTGCGGCCATGTCCACACTGATCTTGCGACGACTCTGACGCAGTGTGGTCAAGCCACCTTCTGCAGCCTGTGCTTCGAATGCAGCCAATTGGTCCATGGTGCCCTGCGTGGTCACATAGCGAACAAAACTTTCACGCCATGGACTGACCATCATCTCGCCATTCTTGTGCAAGCAGGCATCCATGACCCAGTGTTGTAGTATGCTGTGAGGATCGTTGTTTTGATTGATCAGCTTGTGAACCATGTTGGTGGCCTGACGAGCTGCTGTGGCATCTGCTTCATTGTCTGCTACGAATTCGAAATTGATCTCGCCGTTTTGTGCAATGCCTTTGGTGATAACTGCTGTGGCGTAGTCTACCACTGGTTTTACCACAGGGTGAATGTAGTCGATACCGTTGACTGGCGCAGTGCTGTTGTTGACTGGCAACAGCAGATATTGATAATCGCTGTTACGGTTGATGTTGTTTTTGGTGGCCAAGAGTCTTAGATTGGCTGAGGCTTTTTGGTCCAACAGACTTTTCATCTTTACGAATCTGGCCATCATGCCTGAGTGGCCGTTTAAATTACTGATGACTACATTTTTAATATCGAACACAATTAGGTTCCTTTGTTCTTTTTGGCTGTTTTGGCTGCTTGCTTCCAAGCCTGAGCAGTAGGAGCACCTTTGGTGCCAGGCTTGCGCATACGCTCTCCGGATCCGGCAGCTATGCGTTTTCTTTTGGCTTGAGTGTTGGCATATAAACCTGGTTTGGCCATATCAGCAACCCCAACGCTTTCTAGCAGCCTTACCGCGCTCGCCAGTCCAACTCTCACTGCGAGCACAAAAGCTGTCGTGCCTTGCACCCTTTTTTTGCGGAGCTTTTAAATTGCTGCCGGTGGCTTTGTTATACTTGGCTCGACCTTTGGCAGTGAGTCCGGCGCCTTTGGCTACACTGAGTTTTTCACCACGGCCCACACTGAGATTAACTTTTTTATTTGGCATTGAAAATTCTGTATATAGAGTATTTAGTGTCACATTACACCGCCAGTTTCTGCGCTCCAAGCCTTCTTCCATATGGGCTTGTCGTCGTTGCGTTGAGCTGCTGCAATCTGCATTTGATGTTTGGCATCACGAAAGCGATGGCGTGGACTACGGCTGTCCCATGGTTCAGCCCAATCATTCAAGCAGCCCAACAAGGCATAGCGAGCACTGTCGATACAGTCATCGGGATCACTGAAGCGGCCCTTTTCATCTGCGTAATAATTCTGTGCTTCGCGTATGAACTCAGTGCAATTTTCATTGATGTGCAGTGTGCCTAATTCCAGCATCTGCCTCATGATGTTGACGCCGTATGATTTGTGGTTAGTCCTGCGTCCCTGTTCATCTGGAGGATTCATCACGGGATCGGGATAAACATTTAATTCGTATTCTTCAAACAGTTGGCGTATGCTCATCGAGTTCATGGTATAACGACCCGGTGTGCCAGCATCGGGTGGCAGTATGATAGGAGTGCCAAACACTTCGGGACGCATGAGATGATTGATGTAATTCATGGGGTTGGCTTCTTCTGTGCCTTTGACCACTATCTGTGTATGTAGCCAAGCTTCGCGACTTTCTGGATCCCAATACATCAAACTGATCACAGTTTTATCATTGACCAAGCCCAAGTCCAATGCGATCAATCTCAGCAGGCCTGTGGTGCGGGCAAAGTCGTAGTCGCCAGTCTTGTATGTGGGCCAATTGCGTATTTGGAACACTGCACCCTTGCCCATGACTGGCACACCATTGCGGCGTGCATCGCGTTCGTGTGGCAAGTAGTCTCGCTCCAACTGACGACGAGTGGTGTGCAGCAAGAATGGTTCGCCCCATGGATCGTATTCCGGCACATCATCCCAGCTGACTCGAATGTGTTCGTAGCCTTCTTCAAAGTTCCAAAACTTACTAACTAGGCCGTTGAGACCTTTGAGCGGTGTAAAACTACACAAGACCTGACCTTGTGTGGTAGCAGTTCTAGTCACAATCTCACTGAAGAAGTCATCGGGTGGCTGTTCATCAAACACTGCTAGGTTAAGTTTGAAACCCTGCATCTGTCTAACTTCCTGTGTGTAGTTGGCAAACAGTAGATAGCTGTTGGTGCCACTGGTGTGTCGTATCTCCACACCCAAACAGTTGGCTCCATCGTTGCGCATGGTGTCCATTTGTATGCAGTCTCTGGGTATGATGCCTGTGCCCAATGCGTGTGTTAATTTGACATCGTTGGTGCCCAGCAATTCATTCTGCAGCACCAAGGCCACCTGTGTCCAACCCTCACCAGCCACCATGACCGTGACTGGCTTGTCGAACCGTTTGCCTTTCCACCACTCAGGATATAACCCAGTCAGGTGACAGGCTGTTTCGAAACAGGTGCTGACAGTTTTACCAATACGGTTGGCTGCCAGGATACCACGACGGTCCGAGTGGCCTGTGGCAAAGAATTTGAGTTGGTGATCAAACGGTCTGAAGTATCGGAGTTGATTAAACTCCATGTCATCTCTGACCGCGGTCACCAAATCTTCTAGGTGAAACCGGGCCGCGGTGGTTAGGTGTGCCAAACCGTTTACACTTAATCCTTGAGTATCGCACACATGTCGTAATGCTCTACGCATCAACATTGCCGGATCGATCATGTTACTCCTGGAAGCTCGATCGAACCAAATGCATGTGATACACTGCTTCAGTGAGGTCTGCCAATTCTGCTGGGCTCAAGATCCAAGTGGTGGGATCGGCTATGTCCACATTGGCTCGCTTGTCCAAGCCGGCTTGTAGTCTTTCGCACAACAGTCTCAGTATGTGTTCACACTGACCCGGATACTTTTCACTGAAGGCATCGCGATACACACGATTGACCTTCTGCATGATCTTTACTTCCTGCACCAGCTTGTTGGCCAGTTGAGCTCGCGCTGTGGGTATGTCCACTCCCATGCGAGCCGCATAGTCGATCTCAGCTTCGCGTTGAATCTCAGCTTCGGTCTGAGCCATGTCAATTGCCCCATGGGTTGTCTAGACTGGCACCACCGCCGCCCAACAACACAAAGTCTCTATCGATCCAAGTGTCCCAGGCTGTGCTTTTGTTGACTTTGGTTCGAGCCATGTAACTTCTAAGACGAGTGCCCAAAGGTGTCAGCATGCCGTTCTCATTGCGGATCAGCTGTTCACCTGTTCTTGGATCCACCCATTCATATTTCTCCGGCACTTCTTTGCCATACTTGTTGACTCTAATGCCCACAGCTCTAGGAGCCACTGGACCAATCACTTCGTAGGTTATGGCATTGTTGGTATACTTGCGAAAGATCACATCGCACTTTTGTCCACTGGCTTTCCACTGGGTGTCTGGATGTGGGAATGTTCTACTCACAAAGGTAGTGACTATGTAGTGACCCGCGATCTCTTGGGGTGGTGGTGGCACTTCGCGCAGTGTGTCCACTGGCACCAGATCGTTCTTGTCCAAGTAAGGATTCTCTGGATTAAACAGTTCAACGGGAGGTGCTGCACCGTTTAGGATATCCAAGGCTGTTTGGTATTTGTATTGGTTGCTGCGACCTTTCAAGTCTATGCTGTGACCAGTGCGGTCGAACAGAAACTTCTCCAGCTCTTTGGCTGTGGGAAAGTCTGTCTTAAGACCTTCCAAGTCGAACATCATCTCGGTGTTGGCTTCCACTTTGGGTGCGGGTGCAGGTGTGGATTTGGTTTTGGTTGCGGGTGCGACTGATTGCTCAGTCTGTTGGTTCCAAACATTTGGTTTGGCGTCTTGCTTGTTCATATCATTTCCTTTAAATTAAATTATGAGACTGGCTCAATTTGGCTGTTTAGTCGACTGCTGAGAGAAACAGTAAAAATCTCAGCTTGGGCATCCTTGAGTATACTGTTAATACCAGTCTCAAGGATACTTATTACTTTTTAAAGCTGCGCTTGCCACTATTGTCGCCTACCTGATCAGCCTTATTGACATAATCACTGCGACTTTGACCGCGAGCACTGAACATGTTCAACACCATATCGGCCAATGGAGCACGGGCGGCTTTGTCGGCCACGCACATCTTGCGTTTGCCATCATGAGCATCTGCATTGCCCACTCGTGGACCTTGTGCCACATTTACATTCTTAACACTTTTTGGATTGGTCATCATAAGGTATTTTCCTCGTTAGTTTTAATTCGATCCCGGAGCCACTGGTGTAAAGAATACACTGGTGGTGCCTGAGGCTGTGATGGCTGCAACAAAAACATTGGCCTGTGTGCTCATGAGCGCTGGACCAAAGTTGCCTGTGATGGTCATGCTTTCGTTGGGCGTTAGAATTGTGCCGCCGCCCGGACTACTCACATTGGGGTAGGTCATGTTGACTGCGTCAGCGTATGTGCCAAACACGCCCACATAAGCATACACACTGGCATTGGCATTGGTCACATGGAATGTGTTTGTTTGCACAGCCACATTGGCCACATTGGCTGTGGCTGACGCATTGGGCGTTAACTTTACTGTATTTCCAACTACTACCATGGTCATGATTATTTCATCCCTACATTGATAGCATCCGGATTAGGGAAGCCTTTGCACACTGTGCCACCATCGATCTTGCCGCCTTGAGCTGCTGTGGCAATGGTTTTCTTGTGTGGATCCTTGGTTGGGCTTGGTCCCACAGCCTTTGGACTGCTGCTGGCATTGCCCGTTCGCTGACTGGCCATCATGCCCATGTTGACCAAGCGTCCGTCATTGCTGTGACCGGAGTATTGATTCTTGGCATAGATATTCTTGGCACGATTAACGCCGTCACCCATCATGCCCGAGCTGGCTAAGCCCTGGTCGGTTTGGCTGGCGTTCATGCGTGGCTTGACTGTGCTGGCGTTGGCCTTCATGTTGTTGCCAGGCTTGCGGCCTATTGTAGAGTTCGAGTTCATTTGGTTTTTCCTTTGATCGGTCTGGTTGTCTTACCAGCACCTGCCGACCTTGCGTGTGCTGCCCTGGCTTCTTTACTGCCTTGTTTCATGATCATTTTAGTAGGGTTCATATTGTATGTGCCCTTGAGTTCTACTGCGGTTCTTTTACTCCGAGATTTAGGTTTCAATAACATCATAGCTTATGACCTTTCTCATCCATGTCTTCCGCATTGTTCAATTGATGCTCACTGCGAGTCATCTTCGATCGGGTTGGCTTGACCACAGTGGGCGTGACCACAGCACGATGATAATCTTCACTGCGTCGACGACTATGAGCACTGTGTGATTCAATGCCGCCTTGAGTAGATGTGTTGCTGGGCTTCTTCATTATTAATTATTTAGTTCGAATCAGATCGGGGTCAATTGGCCAAGCCAGGATAACTGCGTCGAGCTGGTAAGGTTCTATCTGGATTCAATTGATCTGTGTCTCGAGCTGCACTTTGTCTACCACCCATGATTTTAGCATGATAGCGAATGCTTTGATCTTGGCTGCGTCTGCTGTGTGGTTGGTCAAAAGTCTTATGCGGACCTTTTGGTTTTTTGTTCAGCGCACCTTCGCTGATTAGGTTCTTGGTTTCACTGATGCTGCCCAATGGTCGAGCCCGTGTGATTTCACTGACTCTGGGTGTCTTGTTCTTATTCATCTCGGGTCTTTCTGGCCATGGCGGCCAATGCATCAGTGAATGCCACTCGCTTGGCTTCGATTAGATCATCATTCACAGTCAAATCCAAGTCTACCTTGTCGGCCACTACCTTGCTGAGAAACAGTTTATCATATTGATGTATCATACCTTTGTCACCTTCGGCTAGACAGTTGGTATAGTTGTCCACCAATTGTTCCACATAGGTTCGACCAGTGCTCATTTCTATCTGATCTAGTATGGCCTGGCCGCTGAGTTTGGTGCTGACACCTGCGGGACGGCCTGCGCCTGCTCTAGCTCCGCCGCGACTGCTGATCTTAATCTTGTTTGTGGCCATATGTAAATATCGAATTCTGATTTTGATTCCGTGTTAAATTATTTAGTCGTAAAAAAACCCACCAAGTTAAGGGTGGGTTCGAAACCTATTACACTTTAGGAGGTTTAGGTTTTTAATAACATTACTAAAAAATCTTGTTGAAACTCTTTGTTATTCCAAACAATATCATTAATTTGATATTGAACATTATCTACATTAACAAATCTTTGTCCCCAACTGTGGAATATTGGATCTCTGTATCGATTTAGAATTACATCTAAACTTGCTTCTTTTGCACTATCCAAATCTTCTTCATCTCGAATTGTGATAATGTGCCATGGACCGCGCTTACCTTTTTGAATTTCCATTGTGTGTTACCTCCTAAAGTGTTACAATGTGTAGCAATTATAGCAGGTATATTACTATATGTCTGTGACTTTTTCGCAACAGATTATCGTTTTACTCATACATGACCGTGGTAGTGTCACCTAGGCTCCATTTGGGATTGGTTTCTACCACATATTTACGAGTAGCTACTCGAAAGTCTGGGAACACCAGTTCTTTGGGATTTGACGCTGCATCAAAGAATCTACAACGGTTGTTGGGCTGTGCTGCATACTGTCCATTGGCCAACTGTATAAAGTTAAAGCTCTTGTGATCCTTGGGCCATTCACTGTAGGTGGTATCAATCATGTTCATGTCAGGTGCAGCATTGTCCACTGTGAACATGTAGTCGCCCTGATGTAGCTGCCGGTCTTTGGCATAGAACTCACAGCTGAGATTGCGTAGGAATGCTTTTTGCAACACTGCAATGTCATAGCTGAAGCAGTCCCAGATTTGCAGTGTGTCCAGTTCCAAAAACTTGTCTGGCTTTAGATCATGGTTTCTACTCACATAAGCACTCAAAGGCAGTTTGTCATACAGTGCAGCATATCTGGGCAAGTAGGCTTCTATTCTAAATGCTTGGCTGCGTAGGCTTTTGATGCTGACCCATATACAGGGTTCATACTCTCCATGGCCAGATTCAAAGTCATAGAGAAATTCTCTACGCACAAAACAGTGTATGGGTGGTAGGTTGGCTACTAAAAAACTCATTTCAATTCCTTTCGTATTCAGTTAATTAACTGATACTATATTTATTCACATTTATTCCGTGTGGGTGTTCTGCTGGATGCCGCTGCCATCGCCATACATGCGTCTTAGATAGCTTCTGATTCCGTAGGCTTGAGCTCTGGTTACTCCATATCGTTCTGCCATGGCATCCACGGATTGATTGGCTGCCCACCGTGCATCCTCTTGAGTGTATTTGGCTGTTTTCAATCTGCCTGAGTAGACCTGTCGTGGGTGACCGTTGCCCTGATTCTTTTTGGCAAGATTGTAGGTTCGTCTACTGGTTTCATACTTTTGTATGGCCTCAGTCAACAACTGTTGACGGGGATAAGTTCTACCATCCGGCAGTGTCACTTCTACGGGATGGTCTTGGTCTGGTTGAGTTGATTTCATACCGTATTTAATGGTGTGGCTTTTTCGCCGCAGAATAACCATTTGTATAGGCATAGTGTCATTTATTTGTTATACTAGAGATTAGAGGATCTTCTCTTAAATAAGGATATGCACATGTTATTACTTGCTTGTTTCATTGCTGGCTTTGTGGCCACCTACTACCGATGACTGACTCCTACATCTGCGGCATTAGAGTTCGTGTTGGCTATGATGCTGAGGCCGACAGCACTGTGATTGTGCCTCTGCGTCCCTTGACGGCGCCATTGAAAAACATGATTCGCAATTGGTTGACTCACACAGGCAATGTGTTGATGGATGATGAATTCACTGTGTGTGGTCGACTAACTCCTCAAACTCAACCATCAAGAAGAATTCGCAGTTGAGTAAACGGGGAAGATCTCTGTTCTACTGCGATTGGCTATGCGTTTGCCTCTGTTGGGCAATATCAAGCTGACCATCAAATAACTGGGGTGATCCGGTGGTATGTAATAGAAACGACCATCACCCACCAGTAGTGGGTCCAGTTCAAAGTTGGATCCCTCGGGCCAGATAATATCAATCAAATTAGGATGAAGGACAAAATCACGCTCCCTAACCATGATGTAGATGGGTTGTTCATCGTATCTCATTATTGATTATTGATTATCTGTAGTTGTAGATCCAGGATCATCCGTAATAGATTGGCTTGATTCTCTGCCAAGTTTTGATTCATCGTGCTCAACTGTTGGACCAACTGATTCAATTGGTCGATCTGTGTTTGCAGTGGTTGTGCGTTTCTCATTTCTTTTTCCAAATATCATATCGTAGTTCTGTTCAAATTCTCGGCGGCTCACACTCGATGGCCTTGCACGACTGCCCTTGCCCATGTTTATGTCCTATCAAAAAATTCATTGAATGTGTTTTTAATTGGATGAAAGTATCTTCGTTCTTCGATAGCTTGATCCAAAATTTTGACCAATCGATTGGCTGAATGACTCTTTAATTTACACCATTTGATTTGTTCCCGTAGCCAAGTCAGTGTGTTATTATCAGCACTGGTCATGATGAATTCATTTGCGTCCATTTGATCTACCAACTTCTGCATGTAGGCCTGAAACCCATCGATGCTGCTTGGTGTCTTGAGTCGTTTCATTTTTTCGGTCACAACTTCTATCATTACTTCTTCAAGTAAGGCTAATTCTTCTGCTTCAAAACTAAACTTTAATTTACTGGTCATTACAATTCCTCAGTTGTATAGTTATTTATCAAGTATAACAAATAACCATCTTTTTTGCAATACTTTTGGCTATTCATATATACGAATCGAATCGCGGTCTATTGAAGTGTATGCTTCGCAAACTCAGCACACACGCACTTCGTAGAAACTTCGTTTCCACTCGAGCCATTTAGTAACAAACACAAAAACAAACAAGCAATTAGAACGAAGTGATTTAAGACTGTCCTTGAGCATAGAATCACGCTAATCAAAGCGCGAATTCTATCAAGGTTCTGTCCCCTCGCTGATTCCAAAAACACAACTTATACCACGCAAGTATAAGTCCGGTAGGTTTTGCTGTCTCCGTCTTAAGTGCCAATCATAACGCAAGCATTGGAAATTTGGAATTTATTTTGACCCAATGCTTTGTGGGATATCAATTTTCTTCATTGATGTGTTGCCCCACTCACTTTTTATCCGATCGTTTTTAACCCAATCAGATCAACCATTACGAATAAGCAAACAATACACGAACATAGGTCGGTTGTTTTAGGCATCCTCACACAGAGGGTAGTGCTTATAAGATCTTGTAGTGCCAAGAAAGCTACCGTCACACATCAGAACGGATTCACTAACACTTAACTGGGCGTGTCATTCCACTGCACTAATATTCTCTGGTATCTTAATTTATAAAGCTCAATACCTGTTGACTTGCAATCCGATTAGAGAAATATCGGAATACACCGTGTTCGCCACCCACGGTGTAAGGTGTCTCAGCTTACAAAGATTTCAACAGGCCATACATTGCGTATGAGACTAATCTTTATTTGCTTGCGTATGTTTATTTATGCCGTTAGATTATAGCCAAAAAAAAGCCCAGCGTGAACTGAGCTTTTTAATCTACCGAAGCAGAATTTTACAAGAATGCAAGAAATGACGCTTGCAAAATTATTTATATCTTTTTGGGCCTAGGATTGAATCCGTTGACAATGATTTGCTGTGCTGGATTCAATTCCTCGTTGCGCCAATTTTTACGCATGTCCTGTGCTGCTGCTGCATGCTGGATATACTCTGGCGTGAATGCGCCCTGAGTGATGTGTCCTTGCAACACCAAATGCACAAACTTCATGATGTCATCTTCACTGAACTTGGTCTGCATCACTGTGATCAAGTTTTCCAAATGCAACATGCATTCTCTGATCTGTTCTTCGGTTGGTTTTGGTTCGACATTTTTACTCATTGGGTTCTTTCAGTTTGGGCAACCATTTGTATAGCTTGCCGGATTTAATTTCTTTGCAGACCGACTTGGCCTGCCGTAGGGTGATTTGGGCTCGGATGGCAAATTCTCTTTCATCGATTCGGTCATGGTAGTAGTCAACAATGTTGTCTAATCCATGAGTGTATTCTTGCTTGCGTGGTCCCACAGCACGCCAACCAATTGGTTTGCCTGAACTGGTTTGGCCATGGCTTTTTCGAATGGTGTGTATGTCTCTGGCTGATCCAAACTGTAGGTGTGCGGGGTTGACGCAGCTCATGTTTTGGCAAGTGCGAATCACATCCGCGCCTGCGGGTATTGCACCACCTTGAATTTTCAGCATTAATCTATGCACAGTCTGCATGATGCGTTTGTCTGTGGCCAATCTATAGCCGCCAACCATTCCATAGCCTTGACTGTGCTTGGCACCTGTCCAAATCCAACAACCTTTGGGTCCGGCACTTTGATCAATTTTTGACCAAAGGTAAGTGCTGTTGTAACCCACATCTGCTGCCACATCCGGAAATGTTTCTGCACTGGTTTTTCTTTTCATATTGTCTCCTATTAATATTTATATGTTTTTGTGCCTTTGTATAAATAAGTATATTACAGGAAATGCAATGAAGGCTTTGGATCGATTCTTACCCAGCACCAGGGACACTTGGACATGGCATCAGGCCCGCATCATGGATGTGCCCGACATAGTTCACATGGCCCAAACTCATTTTCAAATGGAGATTGAAAATGTGTTCACTCCCGACCCACACATCTATAGTAAAAATGTTGCACTGGCAGTGGTGGAACAGAGTTTCGATGCCAGTAAGTGCCAACTAATCGTGGCCAGAGATAACCAAACAAAACAACTGCGAGCCTACAGCTGGCTCGCCAGAGGACACTATATGGTGTATGCAGCCGAAGAATCTGCCTCGGCCAGCTTTGCACATATGGACATGAGATTACCCCTACGCACTCGCATCACCTTGATGGCTCAAATTCTACAACAGTGGCACCTTTGGTGTCAGGTATGGAGCATACCCATATTGATCTCATCTACTATCCGTGAAGATCAACAAGGGTTCATCAATCTACATCAGGCTGCTGGGTTTGCTGTTAGGGGTAGTATGGCTTGGGTTCGAGTATGAGCGGCGCAGGTTTATTTGGTGGTGGCCAAATTGTCAATCCCACTTGCCCCAGTCAAGTGAATCCGTTGAGTCAGCAGGCCAATCCTTATTTCAACATGGCTGCACAACAGCACCAAAATTGGTTGGGGCAACAGGCCATGCACAATTATTATAACCAGGCAGCCATGACCGCGGCCTGGCAACCATCCAAATGGATGTTCGATGGAGTCACCATGGACATCGACCAATTTGCTGATCAAGTGTTCGGAGCTGATACTCCGGAAAAAACCATGTTCTTGTTAAAACACAAGAACAACAATAACTAACGAAAGAAAAAAGATGACAGATACGAACCTAAAAACCGTGAAATCACGCATTATTTGCGTCAAAAAAGAGGCAAAAAAGACTACGGAAAGCGGTATTATTCTCTCCAGCAGCCAGACTAGCGACGAAGACCAATGGGCCACAATCATAGCAGTTGGACCCGATGTGACCAAGGATATCTCTGTGGGAGATCGTATTGTGCCTGTGTGGAGCACTGTGGGTGTGATTACCCAAGGTCAGGTGCAATACTTTGTGGTTGATGAGAGCAATGTTTTGTGTGTGTCAAAATGATACCATTTCGATTACAAAACATTGAGGTAGTGGAAGTGGCTGATCCAGAAAAGATTGAGATTTGGATGTTGAGCATCACTGGTGAACGCCTTGAAGGCGGCACCTTTGACAAGGATGCACTGATGAATACTATTGTGGATTTCTACAACGAAAACTATTAATCTTCGAAGAGATCGTCCGCGTCATCCGGGTCTGCGTCATCCAGAATGCTGCTCAACATCCAGCAGCTCTTGCGCAATATTCTAATTTGGTCTTGTGCGTAGTTGGCAATCTCTGGATGATCTTCTTCTTCGGCCACAGTGTTGAGTGCCAAATATTCATCGATCATGATTTCCAAATCTTGGTAGACGCCTCTCAGCAATTGTATGGCATTGCCTTCTACCATGCTGTCTGGAGTGCTGCCCAACTCGACCACAATCTCCAAACTCTGTGGCATCTGCAATTTCAATGTGCGTAGAAACTCAGCCAATGTGTCAATGTTGGCCTGCAGACCCTCGTAGATCTTCTGCAACAATTTATGATCACTGTAGAAATTACGACCCACGGTGTTGACATGGGCCACATGAGTGCGATAATACACTTGAAAGTTTGTGGCAAATACTTGCTCGAGTTGGCTGTCTAGGTTCATAATATTATTTAATACCTTAATTTGTATACTCTTAATTCTTCATCAGTCCATCCTCGGCCTGTTAAGGGATTTATTTCACTGCCGCGCAATGGCCCACTCATAGGAACTTTTGGACCAGTGCTGCTCGGCATTAATGCCAAAGCTGCTGCACCACCATATTTTGCTGCTGTAGGTCCATACTGTGCCACAACAGGACGAGCGGCTTGAACTGTTTCTCCGGCAAAAGTTTTAGCAGCTTGATATCCTTGTTGTAACGCACGACTCATCCAATTGCTTTGTTGTCCGGCCTGTTGTCCAGCCAATTGTTCAGCCGGTGTGGCCATTAATTGTGCAGTGCGAGCCTGAGACGGATTTAATCCAGTAACATCAATTTTAGGAATGTTGGCGGCTGGAGCACCAGGAGCTTGAGCTCTACTATCAATAAATGCTTTACCTAATCTATATGCTCCATAACCACCGGCACCATACAATGCTGCATTTTTAGCAGTGTCGTATGCGCCCAAAGCCATGGTAGTATCTTGTTCTTCGGTTCTATTCAATGCTGGATTCATACCAGGATACACAGGCAATTCACTGGTGCCGGGTGTTTGTTGAACAGTTTGTGGAACAGCAACAGGCGCAACAGGTGTGCCTAGATAAGCATTAATTTCTTCATCGGTATAGCCTTCAGCGCGAGCTTCGGCTATTCTGCGTTGTAATTCTGGATCCATTATCTATTACCTCCCATGATATCACCTATAGGGCGAAGTTTTTTCCATTTATTTGATGTTGAATCATATTCTGGCACAGGATATTGCTTGTATGCTTCACGCACTGCTTGATATGTGCTGCCATTAGCTTTAATAAACTGCATGCGTTTGTCTTGAATTAATCCATTAGATTCAATTAGGCGCTGTTCTTCTTTACGCCAATTTTTTTCCAGCAATGCCACATTGTCATAATTTTTATCAGCCACCCAATCACTCTTATAACGAGCCAATTGACCGCTAAACAATTGATTAGCTTTAATGTTATAGGCACCCAATGCTGGCACTCGAGTAATGTCAACTTGTAGTCTTTCAGCAGCCTCACGATCTCTATCGGAAATTTGTGTTCCACCGATACCTTTAATTGTTGCCACAACCAATGGCCCGTTTAGTGTATTATATTCTTCCAATGTGCTAACTTGTTCTGAATTTAAACCAAGCTTGGCCAAACGACCGCGTAATTCAATTCGATCTCCGCCGTCAAATTTACCGGCTAGAATATCACGAACCATTGTCCATTTTTGATCACCTGGGCTTTGGTTGGCTGCATTACTAATAGCAAACAATGCTTCAGATTTCTGTGGATCCTGAAATAGTTTTAACTGCTTGGTAATATTTTCAACAATAATATCACCTTTGCGGCCTTCTGCTACAACACTTTCATCGATATACTTGTTAACACCTTCAGTTCTTTTACCAGTAATCTCAATATTGGTTACGCCTTGTTGCTTTGCAAGTTCATTGGCTGTTTTAGCTTGAGCCAAAGTGCCGCCTGCTCTACCACCACCTACGGAAGGTGCTGTTACGGGACGAGATTGTGCCACAGTTGTTCCTGTTGTTGCGGGTGCTGTAGGAATAGTTGCTGGTGCCACAGGTGTAACTACTCCAGTTGTTCTTGCTACGGGTGCTGTAGGAATAGTTGCAGTTGCTGTAGGTGCAACTGCCACGGGTGTAACTGCTCCAGTTGTTCCTGCAGGAGCCGGAATATTTGGAACTTGAGTGGGAACTGTTGCAGCGGCTGCACGACCAGTGTTAACTGCGGCATCCATAATAACACGCTCTTCTTCTGGAGAAACGCGGCGTTCTTTCTTAAGTTCAGCAATAGCGTCGATCCCAGCGGCAGCTCCTTTGCCTTGTAATTCAACGGCTAATTTTTGTATAGTAGTGCCAATTTGTTGTTGACCTTTATAACTGGTAAATCCTCCACCGGCATACGCAGGTCCAGCTGGATTAATATTAATTAATTTTGCCTTGCCTTTTTCATCTATACCGCTCTTATAAATTTCGCCGCGATTGTCTTGTAACAGTTCTTGTCCTGTAGTTATGTTCTTGCCAATACTGGTAGCGCCGGCCCTAATTACATCTTGTGCTGACATTTCAGCGCCGTCGGAATCTAAGCCCTTTAAAGGCATACCACTGGTGCCGTATAGAATCAAACTTGTTTTACCAGCTGCGTCAGTTACTGATCTCCATTCTTTAGGCAAATTCATTTTGGCCACTTCGGCTTCGGCACCGCTCTTGAAACCAATTAGACTATACATAAATGCTTTGGCAATGCTGCCGGTATCGCCTTGTTGATTTAACAATTTTTGAATACCGCTCATGTTGCCACTTTGAATAGCTTCTTTAACTTTCTCTTGAACTTTTTTCTGTCCCTGATCAACTTGCATTTGACGCATGGCAGTGTCAGCAGCCGCAGATCTAATACTTTCTGGCAATGCACTGTTGTTGTAGATAGCAGTTAATTTGCGTGGATCGCTGCCGGCCTCGGCCAAAGCTGCTCCAGCATTGCGCATTTGCATTTGTGCGTCCGATTCACCAGCAGTGCCTTCACTAGCAGCACCCATAGCAGGCTGCATTGAAACAGCCGGTGGTATTGGCGCAGGTGCAGCCATTGGTGCAGCCATTGGAGCTGCCATTGGAGCTGCCATTGGAGCTGCCACGGGAGCTGCCACGGGTTCAACAGCTCGTGTCATTGGAGCGGGTGCCATAGCAGTGGACATAGGTGCTGCCTGAGTGCCCATGGCCAATCGATCATCAGTTGGATTGGCATTAGGCATAATAGGCATGATAGTCTGTGCTGGCAATGCCGTAGATTGTATTACAGGCTGTGGCATTGCTCCGCCAACTACTGGTGCCACTGGCGCCACTGGGCTTACTGTGGGAGTAAGAGGATTGGCCGCACTGAGATCTTGTGGGCTACCAGACACAGTCATGGTTTGTTCACCAGTGACCGGATTTGTTTTAATCGTCTGTGTCACTGGCCGGGCATTAGCAGCCAATTCGTCTTCGGTCTGCGCAACTGGTTCTCTACCAAATGCATCAAATAATGTGTAAGCCATCTAATCTATCCTTAAAATGTTGGCATAGTAATGCCAGATTTGTAACCTGAAGTCTGTGTCGAGCTACCTTGTGTGCCTGCAAAATTAGGATTATAACTAGAACTTGGTGTGCCAAAGATCACTGAAGCATACTGGTTATATAGTTGTTGTGGAGTCATTGCAGCACTGACGCCCTGAGTGGCAGCACCCAATGCTTGTCCAATACCGCCTTGACCAAGACCAGCAAGACTCTGTCCAGCAGCCAAACGCTGACCAGCAATGTCTTTCAATACTTGTGCAGATGCAGCCTGTTGAGCAGCCTGTGTTTGTCCAGCCAACTGTTGCTGTGCAAATGCTTGACGACTGCTGCCAATTTGACCAGCACCACCATACTGTGCGCCAAGTCCAGCCAAGTTTTGTTGATACTGAGCCTGTGCTGGTTGCAGTGCAGCAGCCAATTGTTGTGCTTCGTAGTCTGCACCAAACAGATTTTCAAGACCACTGATACCAGTGCGTAACGCACTTTCGCCAGTTGATCCCAATGTCTGCTGTGCTTGACCAGCTGTGCTGGCTAGGTTTTGAGCAGCTTGAGTTACTCCAGGTGCGCCTTGATTGTATATGTCTGTGGCACCACGCACTGCCTGGCTATATGTAGGGGCAATGGTATTTGTAAAGAAGCCAGTTTGGGCTTGAATTTGTTGTCTTTGTTCTGGGCTCAGTTCAACTTGTGCTGTTGATGTTCCGCCGCTTTTTCCCATGCTCATATTATATTTCCTTTATTATGGTGCTACAGGAGCAACTAGGTCGGCTTCTGTATATGGTAATCCAGTTAATGGATTGATATTTACTGGTGCACTCATTGGTGCTACTGGTGCTACTGGTGCTACGCCCATGTAGGCTGCTTGTGTGGTAGGATTAATGTTTTGTCTAATAAATTGCGGCACATCCAACGCAGGTCTTGATTGCCGTATACCAAATGGTATGGCAGGTGCATCAGGAATCACATTGTAATTTACCAAATCAGCTTCAGTGGCCATGTATGGTCGCTGTCCCCAATAGTATTGGCTTTGCACTGGATCTGTGGTTTGGTAGTAAGGTGTGGCACGAATCTTTCCGGGATTCAAACCTGGATTGACCAATGCAGGCAAATCACCAGTGCCATAAGTCAATGGAGGCAGAGGAGCATAAGGACGACGACCTGGCACTTCCGGAGGTGGATTTATTGCATTGTTTATTAATGCACCGCCTGCCAACACGCCACCCGCCACATTGGTTACTCCATAACGATCTACCAATGCACCACCATAATCATATATTGCCTCAGGCAAGGTCATTGGTGGCGTAGGATTTGGATTCACATAACTGGGAACAGCATCTACCACTGGAGGCAAACCGTCAGTTGGGGGTGTCGATGGAAACACTGATAGGTCATCATCACCAAAGCCTGTGCCCGGTGGCAGTTCTGCTGGAGGTATAGGTGTTGTAGGCGCTGTTTCTACAGGAACTATTTCGCCATATTCATTTACAGTAGTTTGTGGTGGTAGCACTTCTGGCACCACAGGCACAGTTTCTACAGGAACTATTTCGCCATATTCATTTACAGTAGTTTGTGGTGGTAGCACTTCTGGCACTGGTGTAGTCACAGTGGGTATCGACGGTGCTACTGGTGCAGGTTCTGCAGCAATTATTTGTCCAAATTCATCTACTGTGGTCTGTGGAGGTAGCACTTCTGGCACACTTGGTGTAATCGGCGGTAACTCTGTGCCGACAATTTCAGGTGTGGGCACTCCAGTGGCAATGGCATCACTTACTAAAACTTCACCGGTGGAATTTGAAACTACCTGCATTCCAGCATCGGCGTTGAATGGACTATTAATTGGATTGCCATAAGTGTCAAAATATTGGCCAGAACCAGAATCATATAATCCGTTCCATAACTGCTCACCGTTACGCATCATGCTAACGCTTTCCGCGCCAGTGGATATTCCAGCTGTTGGTAATGTGGGTGCGGCTATGTCTATTCTAGGAACATCACGCAATAAATTGGTTGGTCCATTGATTGTGGCCACACCATTGGCGTCCACAGTTAACCAATCACCCTGAGGATATTGAGCAAAGTCCACCATGGTGCCAGTGGCATCGAATATGTAACCATTGGAATCAACCCAACCTTGTCCGGTTGAAACTGGTTTCCAATCATCAGGAATAACAAATCTATTACCATCAGGTTTGATGATGCCCATGCCTGCTGTGGCATTGAATAGATTGGCTGTGCCGTAACCTGCTGCAATGTCTGCGGGATTCATTCCGGTAAATGCATCGAAAGCGATTTGACTGGCCAACGATGAATTTACACCGTAGCTGCTTAAATTGTATGCAATTTGTTCAGGACCCAATCCTTGCTGTGCCAATTGTGCTGCGTCAGCTGCAATAAATTGTGCATCAGTCAGTGTGTCTGTGGGCACACCACCAAACATTTCGCCAATTGATCCGCCAATGTATGAAGTGGCTCCACCCAACACGGCACTGCGCAACACATCACCTGCATCGCCACCCTGAAAGGCTGTGATACCGCCGGCTATGATGCCTGAGCCAATTGCAGTGGCCGCTATGGTGCCCACTGTGCCTAGACCAATTGCTGTGGCCACAGTGCCACCAATGGCTGCACTAACACCTGTAAAGCCGGCTATGATGGGTATTGCTGCTGGCATTTATTTGAACTCCAGGGTGTATACGGTATAACTCTTGCCATCCTCACCAACTGTTTTGCTGGTTTTGAAAGGCAGTTTGGTTCTCTTGGCAACCACGGCCAATTTGGGGTCGTTGGTATAAGTGTAGGCTCGTTTTACGCCCATGCTTTTTAAGATGTTGCTCAGCTTGACAAAGTTTTTTGCCAACTTGGCTGAGTCTTCTGAGTCAGTCATGGTGTGTATTTCTACCACGCCAGGCTCTTTGACCAAAGTTAAAAACACTGTGTTGCCCAAATGTATCAGTTTGGCTGCAGGTTGTTGAACCAGTGCAGCCAGTTTTTCTGTCATGATCTTGGCCTGCATGTCACTACCAGTTGTTTTCTTAAAATAATTGGTAATGATGTCAGTGACTTCTTGGGCCTCTTTGCTGTCAACTTGGTAATTTTCCATGCTTGTTTCGCTCATACAATATTTAGTTGTTTATAACCAACTGGGTTGGGTTGGCCAACTTATGGTGGCGGGCCAGCCAGATTGTGCAGGCACATCCAACAAGGCCTGACGATACTCTGCTATCTCTGTTCGTTGCGAGTCGGTCAACTCTGCATAGCGAATGGGATTGACTCGATCCACTGTGTCTTGCAAGATTTTATTTCTCAACAGTCTAGCTTTCAAGGCCACAAATGATTCTGGTATTTCTGTAATTTGCGTAGGATTTTCAAACATATATTACCTCTTCAAATTTTGAACAGCATTGCGTGTGTTTTGCGCCTCAATATCGACCACTGTGACATTACCACTGGTTCCATAATATCCATATACACCAAACCCATACTCACCCACATTGGGCAAAGTTAATGTAAGGCCAGTTTCATAAAAAGGTTGATCTAACTGAAAATTACCAGCTGAAGTAAGAGTAAACAAAAGATCCTCACTACCAAGTATATAAGTTACACTCTGAGCTACATCGCGCATTCGAATTCCCACATTGCCAGTAACCGTGGCAGGAGTGGCGAGGCAATTAGCAAACCAACTGACGGCAGCTTGCCCAGTAACAAAAACTTTGCTATTTGACACTGTGGTATTGATGGTCACAGTGTTAGTCAAACTGTAGAAAGTGTTGGCATTCGGTCCAAAGACAAAATTAGAGCCGGTATTTTGATAACTGTTAAAGAAACTAACCGCATTGGCGGTAATAGTAGTTGTGTTAACTGTGTTGTTGTTTAGGTTACCAGTGGTAATTAAACCACTAACAAACAAGTTGCCACCAATGGTAGCATTGTTGCCCACAGTTAAATTATTACCAATGCTGGTGTTGCCGCCGAATCTAGCATCACCTGTGTTGCTTTGTAACCAAAAACCATTGCTGTTAACATTACCAATATTGGCATTGGTGCTTTGAATATTCAAAGTGTAGATGTCATTGGTGTTTAGTTGTGCAGAAGTAATTGTGCCTGTGACAATTAGGTTACCACTGATAACTTGTCCGTTGGCTGTGGTCCAACCATTGGTATTGGCATCGAAAGTTTTAACCACAAACGCATTGGTTGTGGTATAGATAAACTGTGCAGTGTCACCAGTAATAGGAGTATATCCAGTGCCAATTGGTGCTACTGTGTTGGCCCTAGGTGCACTGAATGATGTGGTATACTGAGCGTTGGAAAAACTGGTAGGATCACTGCTGGTCACCACATAAGCCAATGGCACAAAACCGCGGCTGCCAGTAGCGCCCGGGTTGGTGGGCGTGGCCATATAACTTACAGTCAAATTGCCAACACTGATGCCGTCGTTATAATTGATATCGCGAGCGTAATTAAATGTGGTGTAATTTGGATCAGCGTAGGTAAAACTATTGGCATTAATGTCACTAACATTGCCGGAATTCATTGTCCATTGATTGAGCCATATATTGGCAATGTTTGCATCATCGTGCGGTTGACGAATAATGACTAGACCGCTTTGGCCAGGAAATGTGGTTCTAAATAGAACGCTGGCAGTATAAGCAGCTCCGCCACCGCCACCGCCGATGCCCAAACTTGGTGGTGGATTTGAAGTAGCATAAGCGCCTCCGGTGCCACCGCCGCCAAGACCACCGGCTCCATTGGCGCCACCAAGCGCAGTAGCATACGAGCCACCACCTCCACCAAAATATGTTACATTATTAACAGTTTGAGTGACAGGAAAATTATAATCAGTTGTGGCCCATTGTAAATTTGCACCCCATGCATTGGCAGGGCCTGGCGCACCAGCAATATTAGCAGTTGATACCGCACCTGCATTTGCAAATGCGCCAAACGAATTATTTGCAAATGAACCCACAGTGCCGCGGCTTGATCCATTAACTGCATTATAAACAGTGGATCCTATAGTAATATTCGATTGACCTTGACCGGCATTGATATATGTGGCACTACCAGCAAAGCCAACATTAACCTTAAAATTACCTGGAGATACTGAAACAGCATTCCAAGTATTAACTTGGCCGCCAGCACCCGGGCCAACATGATCACCGTAATTGCCTGATCCAATGGCTATCATATCGATAGTAGCATTTCCACCAGTGACAACTATATTACTTGTAGTTAGAGATGGGTAAAACGCTATATAACGATAATTAGCATCTGCTGTTTCTGAAAAGCTACCAGTAGCAGTAACCAATCCATATTCCGGAGTGCTGGTGTTAGTCACAAAGACACTGTTGGATAAGAAACCAACTTCTCTAGTAATTTGTCCAGTTATAATATTGCCGCGCACTGCGGTCACTGTGACATTACCATTGACATATCCACTGGCATTGGCAGTTGGCACCCAAACTCCATCTGTGCCTTGTTGGAAGAATTGTCCAATATCGTAAGTAGAATATAATGTTAATCCATTAGTTCCAGTAGCGCCGTTGGCGCCAGATTCCACAGTGCTGACTTGCAAACTGTTATTCAAATTTGCATAGATGTCGTTGTAGGAAAAAGGTTGAAAATAACTGAATTGGTTATTAATAACCGGGGTGGAAAAAGTAAAACTGTTGCTGTTAATATCTGGCCCTGTGTTGGCCACAGACCAAGTATCGGCCGCTGTATTATAATTGATAGTTTTAACTACCTGTGCCACTACTGCATTGCTGCGAATAACAACTGAATTGGCCACAGTGGAAACAATATTGCCCACAGCATTTGGTGACCAAAATCCCGCAGTGTTTCTATTAAAGAATTGACCATTGCTGTAAACCACACTTAATGTTGATGCCACTAGTGTGGCACTCAGCACATCTAAATCAATTGATGTTGCATCGGTCACTATGACAAAATTAGAACCGGGTGGGCTTGTGGCCGCACTAAATTGTATTTGGCGCCCACCATTGGTTTGATAGTATAAGAATTTGGTTGTGCCAAATCCACCGACTACCTGTGTATAAACATAATCCGCAGGATTATTGCTGCCAGGGCCACTGGTAGTGGTATTTCTTATACCAAAAAACAATCTATTGGTAGGACTGGTGCTGAAGTTAACACTACCAGTGGCACTGTCCGCATAACGCACATCAATATATTGATATAGATATGCCAAATAATCAGGATCAGCCGCAGTGGTAATCTGGCCAGATGACACATTGCCAACTAATGCATTACCCGATGCCACAATGGCATTGGCATCCAACACATTGGATGTGCTCAACAGATAGTTTATGCTCGATATAACATCGCCATAAGGATCTGTGGTGTTTAATGCAAAATTGCTCATTAACGATCGTCCTCGATAATAGTGTTCTGCCAGTTGACTGCTGTCATGGTGTAACTGTTGACATTACTATTAGTTTCCACTTTGATGCTGACCACACGCTGATCATTTTGATTGATCTGGCACCATGGATTGTCAGTGTTGATGGCCATGCTGACTGTGGGTCTGTAGGTAATATTAGCGCCCACACTGTTGGCTCCGCCCACGGTCACATTGACATTGCCTGTGCCCACTACTTCAGGCAGCACACGGTGCACCTGCACTTTGTTGCTGTAGGGCTGTCCAAATGTGATGTTATCGCGTTGGAACAGTGTGGGTATAGGAGCTCCATTTAAGAAACTGGTGCCCTGATCCTTTTGCACTAATCGGCTATTGGGTGTGCTGCCCTGTCCATAGATTATGGTTCGGGTGGCTTCATTGTAAGTGTTGCCGGTCCAAATTGGACTTTCTGTGGCATGCACTGCTTTGCTGACCTGTCTGGGTGGTTGGAACACATTGAGATCATAACGATAAGCCAACATCTGATTACAGTGTCCAGTGCTGTTCAAATCTGCGTAATAGATTTCAACTTGGTTTTTGGCCGTGTTGTTGATCATGAAAGTTAGATTGGCGTAGGCTGAATTTAAATTGCTGTAGAAGTAATTCTTCACACGCTGGTTGCCCAAACTCTTGAAGTTGCCGCCATTGAACACCCAAATATCTCTGGCATCTAATCCGTATACTGTGTCATCTGCATTACACCAGCAGTTTTCGTTCAGTAGACCACGACCCACATTGAGTAACCTTACGCCAAATATGGGAGCAGTGGTGGTGGTATAGGCAATTGGACTGAACACCACTGTGTCCCAATAACTGCAAACATAAAAGTTGCCGCCAATTGGAAAGCCGTCAACTACTGGACCGCGCACAGGAACTTCTAATTCGTTGGCCACATTGGTTAGAGTAGGAGCCCAACTCAATGGCACTTGATTAAGACCAAATGCCTGACTCCAACGAACTGTGCCTGGCAAGTTGACCACAGTGTTGCTGGTAGTGTCTGCTTGTAAGTTACCTGCAATCAATAAGCTGCCCACATTGGGGCTGGCATACAAGCGAACAAATCCTGCTCGCAATGCGGTGTAGCTGGGATTGTAATTCCAAATATAACTGGCTGCATTGGCATTGTTGCTGTATAAGGCAAACTCAGTGGCCGCAGGTTCGAGATACATGGGAGGATTAATGTTGTCATTAATGACCAAAACATCTCCGTTCCAACTGTCAGTGATGGCAGTGCTGTTGGTATAACTGGTGCTGACAAAGGTATTAGAGCTGGGCGTGACATTGGTAATGCCGCCACTGCTTTGTGCATACCAACGACCTTCTCTGGTGGCTGCAATTAACCAATATTGATCATTGTTGCGAAAGCCGCTGGTGGTAAAAATTACATTGCCTGGAATTACATTTAATATTTCTTGGTCGCCGGCCACACTGTTGATGCCACGAATGTCAGTTTCAATGTTTTGACCTTGATTGTATTCCTCCGGCGCCAAGGCACTGCTGGGTATGTCAGGTGTGAATGACATATTGGTAAAAGGTGTTCGAATTGGTTTGACTGCCATTGATTATCCTACTGTATCTTTTATTTAAGACATTATAATTAAGTGTTTTGAGCTAGGTATCGATATTGTATTACACAAATACCAGCTTGTCCAGCGGTAGGAGAATTTGTTTGCCTGGAGCCAGCGCCGCCGCTGCCAGGTGTTGTATAACTGCTAACAGGACTACCACCGCCACTACCACCGGCAGCATAATAAATCGACGATCCGGATATACTATCGTATGTTCCCAGTCCGCCACCACCACCACCAGCGCCGGTGCCTGAATCCCCTACTCCAGCGGATCCACCACCACCGCCACCTTTCTTCTGACCTTGACTTGGCGCCCCCTGCCCGGAGCCTCCGGCAAATCCTTGGCCGGCAACACCGGTGCCGCCAGATCCACCGGTGACCGTGGTTGTTCCGCCACCACCACCCGATCCACCGGCACTGCCGTTAGCCCCGGCGCCACCGCCTCCACCACCGCCAACAGCAGTATATCCAAATGCCGAACTATTTGATCCATTTAATCCGGGAGTTGCGCCACCGGCACCAATTGTAATAGTATATGTCCCGCCAGCAGCAATATTACTGGTAATATCGATATTACCCAATAATCCGCCGGATCCAGCGCCACCACCGGTAACCTGGGCATTGGCACTGCCACCATCAGTGCCACCACCACCACCACCTGCTACCAATAACATTGTGGCACCGAAAATGTAATGAGTTGACGGAATCGTTAATGTGCCACTAGCAGTAAAAGTAGTAGTCGATGTATTGTATGGAATTTCTATATTGGCAAATTTAATATTGCCGCCAATAGTGATGCCGCCTTCGATATTCATATTATGCTATCCAACTTCCAACCAATAACGGATCATCAGTGATAAACCATTCTTGTGTGGTTTCATTCCAGCACCATGCATCTGGTGTAGCTGGTCTTGGTTTAGGTCGAACCCAAGTGCAACTGGCTTCGTCTAACACCCAAGTGCCAGAATTCTGGGGTTGGGGCAAATAAAATGCATCACGATCTCTGTCGTAAATCATACCTACACCTGCGTAGTTTTTGCGTAAAGGTGTGCCACCATTCATATGAACTCCACCATATGTGTTGTAACTGGTTTGCACCCAAGCAGCAGGATCACCTACTGCACCACTATTGATAAAATCCGCTTCTGCCACTATAACTTGCGCGACTATTCCATTTTCTATTTTTGCGTAATGACTCATTTCTTTTTCCTTAAGAGAATACATTATATTTGATCAGCACAAAGCCAGAGCCGCCGTTGCCGCCGCGTATATCATTGGCATAGTTGCCTACGAGTGTGGATCCACCACCGCCGCCGCCTGTGCTGGCACCACCAGGATAACTGTTGCCTGTGGTTTCGCCACCGGTGTATACTCGGCGTTGGCCACCACCACCTGGATAAACATTACCACTGATGTAGGTCACGCCTGAAAATTCGCGACCGCCACCTGCGCCGCCCGAACTAAAAAATCCACTGTCACCGATGCTGGTGTTGCCAAAGAAAGGCACTGTGTTTATACCAAGACCACCACTGCCCAAAGTTATGTTTTCTGTGGCGCTGCTGCGAATGAAGCTGCTGATATTGCCACCAATGCCACCTGCGCCGCCGCCGCCGCCACCGGCTAAATTATAACCGGGACTGGTGCCGAATGCTGCGCCATAACCACCTGCATTTCCAAATGCGCCACTGAGGCCTGTATTGTAGCTGCTTTGAGTAGAGGCAAGGCCGGGAACACCTGCGCTGGTAGGAAAGTCTTGGGGATGACTACCAGCGCCGCCCGATCCGCCTGTGCTGCCGTCGTTTTGGCCACTGCTGCTTTCGCCAATGCCGCGGCCACCGCCATCTGCGTAAAGATTGCCGTAGGTCAAGCCAGTGCCGCTGATAATGGTTTGGCCTCCGCGGAGATTACCAAATCCTGCTGTTTGGGCCGCGGCCACACCGCCGGCGCCAATGGTCACAGTGTAAGCAGTAGAGGGCAGTGCAGCGATAGTGGTATTGTAAAATACTCCGCCGCCGCCGCCACCACCGCCTTGGTTAACGCCGCCACCGCCGCCACCACCACCTACCAACAGTATGGTAATGTCACCAGTCAAGCCAGCTGGACTGTTCCAAGTGCCACTGCTGGTAAAATAAGCATATTCAGTGACTAAGGTGCCGTAGCGAGTCCAGCCAGCCAACTGTGCGTTTTGGGCGATACCTAACATTACACAAACTCCGGACTGATGGTAATGAGATACAAGTCAGTGGCGCCACTGACATTTTTGGTAGCAGTGGTAGAAATCATTGTGACACTGTTGGCTGTGTTGCCCACTGTGGTTACGCCGCCTGCATATTTGTATTCTACACCGTTGGGCATGGTAATATTATATGGTGTGCTGCCTTGTTGCACAATCAATGTGACTGTGTCTGTTTGCGTGTCATTGTTGGTGCCGTCATTGGCACTGGTTATAAAGTTAGTGAACGACACATTGTTGACAGTTTCGGTAGGTGTCAAATATTGAACCTGTGCAACAGCTTTATCAATGGTCAAATTGCCACTCGAACTGGTGATGTTGGCACGATACTCTGTGTATCTACGCAAACTGCCCAAACGAACCTGAGCCACATCATCTTCATTGTATAAGAAATAATACTCCGCGCTGGCTCGCATGGAATTGTTGATGTTGATGCCACCATAACTGGTGTTGTTGGGCATGTGATAGCCGTAGAAGGAGGGCGTTGCGTTGCTGGTGCCTTGACTCAGCACTGTGTAGCCAATTGCTCGAGTTAAGAATTGACCGCTTGCAGTGCCCGCCACTTGGGCTTGATAAGCGTAGGCATTGCCAATAAAACTGCCTGCCACTGGCTCCACAGTGCTGCTTGTGCCAGTGGCAATTCTAAGATTGGCGTTGCCCAAGCTGGCAAATGTGCTCGTGCCGCCACCTACGGTCAATAATGTGTTGGTGCCCACAACCGCACTGCTGTTCAATGCAGTTTGAGTAGTGTTGCCACCAATGCGAGGCATCACTGCTAGGCCGGTAATACGAGTGCCCGTGTTGGTCATGTTGGCAGTCACATTGACAAATGTCTGCAGACCAAAGCCAGCAGCTCTACGACCGTTGTCGGTTTTGGTAAAAGATTTGTTGACCAACACAAATGCACCGTCAATGGTTTGATTGTTGTTGAAAGTGGGACTGGTCACATTGCCATTCCAACCATCACCAATAATAAACTGACCAGTGGCATTCTGCGTGGCACTCTGCACTGTGGTGTCAAATGCGTTGGTTTGCAGTATGCGATTGTAGTTCTTGTTGAACACCAAATTGCCCAGGGTGATGTTGCCATCTGCTGGTTCATAAATCAAATTGGCACTGCCGTCGAATGTGCTGGCATTGTTGAACTGAATAAATGTCGTGCTGCCGCCTGGAGTGGCATTGCCGCCTGTGATGCCTGTGAGCTGACTACCATTACCAATGAAGTAGCTGGCTGACACATTGGCAGTAGTGGTCACATTGCCGGTCATACTGGTAATTGCACCAGTATAGTTAGGCAGGAATAGGGCCACATTGCTGTCGCCGTAACTGCTGCCACCGCTGATGCCTGTGAGCTGACTGCCATTACCAATAAAGTAAGCACCCTGCACATTGGCAGTAGTGGTCACATTGCCAGTCATTGACGAAATAGCACCTGTGTAAGTAGGCAAAAACGCAGCCACATTGGCATTGCCATAAGTGCTAACACTACTAATACCAGTTAAAAATGCTCCGTTGCCCACGAAGAAATTACCACTGATATAATTAGCACCCGTAATGTTGCCTGCAACACCTGTGGTAACAATATTACTTGCTGTTAAATTTCCATCTATATCGGCATTGGCAAATCCATGGACCGGACCATATAAATTTATAGTTCCAGTTTGTGCTAGAAATTGTAAATTAGTATTTGCATAAAAACTAATAGATCCGTTGGATTCAATACTAACATTAGGACTGGTAGGACCATAATCGGTATTCTGTGTTCTTCGTGCAATGATATTGCCAGTTAAACCGCTGCCGTTGCCTGTAAATGTTCCGGTAGCACTGGTAATGTTGCCGGTAACAGTCAAATTGGTCAGTGTGCCTACTGAAGTAATGTTGGCCTGTGCATTGCCAGTTACAAAAGTAGCCAACCCTGCACTGACTACACTGCTGTTGCTGTCTAATGGAACATAACCTAACGCAGTAGTAACATTAGCACCGGTCAGACCGGTAACAAATTGTGCTGTGACTGCATTAGTAGCATTGGCCACTGTGCCACTGACATTAGCGCCAGTAATGGCAGTTAAACCAGAGCCGTTGCCAATAAATCTGCCGCTGGTTGTGGCGATATCATTGGTAGCAATCAGACTGGTCAATGTGCCCACTGCTGTGATATTGGGTTGACTGGCTGTGCTTAGAGTTCCGCCCAACAATCCGTTGTATGTGGGCAAGAACGCAGCCACATTGGTATTGGAATAAGTGCTGGCTGCATTGCTGTCTAATGGCACATAACCTAGTGCGGTAGTGACATTGGCACTGGTTAGTCCAGTTACAAATTGTGCAGTAGTGGCAGTCGCTGCTGCCACGCTGGTCAATGCTGATCCATTGCCTAAAATATAAGCACCTGACACATTGGCAGTAGTAGTAACATTACCAGTCATACTAGTCATAGCACCAGTGTAGGTTGGCAAGAACGCAGCCACATTGGTATTGCTATAAGTTGCAGCTAATCCGGTTAATTGACTACCATTACCTAATATAAATGCGCCCTGCACATTGGCAGTGGTAGTAACATTGCCGGTTAAACTATTGATAGCGCCAGTGTAGGTTGGCAAAAATGCTGCTACATTGGTATTGCTATAGGTGCTGGCCGAGTTGCTGTCCAAAGGCACATAGCCCAAGGCTGTGGTAACATTGGCACCAGTCAATCCTGTGACAAATTGTGCTGTTACTGCGGTGGCAGCTGCCACACTGGTCAGCGCCGATCCATTGCCCAGGATAAATGCACCTTGCACATTGGCTGTGGTAGTTAAATTGCCATTCATACTAGTCATAGCACCAGTGTAGGTTGGCAGGAATGCTGCCACATTGGTGTTGCTATAAGTTGCTGGTAATCCAGTTAACTGACTACCATTGCCTAGGATAAATGCACCTTGAATGTTAGCAGTAGTTGTGACAGCACCAGTCATGCTGGTCATTGCACCAGTATATGTGGGTAGAAATGCTGCCACATTGGTGTTGGAATAATTGGTAGTGATGCCAGTTATTTGTGATCCATTACCCAGCAGGAATGCGCCTTGCACATTAGCTGTGGTAGTAAGATTACCTGTCATCGATGAGATAGCACCGGTATATGTAGGCAGGAATGCAGCCACATTGGTATTACTGTAAGTAGCGCCTAGGCCGGTCAATTGCGATCCATTGCCTAAAATATAAGCACCTGACACATTGGCAGTGGTGGTCACAGCACCAGTCATGGCGGTCATTGCACCAGTGTAAGTAGGCAAGAATGCTGCCACATTGGTGTTGGAATAAGTGCTGGATGCAACGATACCAGTCAATTGACTACCGTTGCCCAATATGAATGCACCTTGCACATTAGCTGTGGTAGTAAGGTTGCCCGTCATTGACGAGATAGCACCTGTATATGTGGGCAGGAATGCAGCCACATTGGTGTTTGAATATGTTGCACCTAGACCTGTGAGCTGACTGCCATTGCCTAAGATAAATGCACCGGTCACATTGGCTGTGGTGGTCACAGCACCGGTCATGCTAGTCATTGCACCAGTATAGGTAGGCAGGAATGCGGCCACATTGGCATTGCCGTAGTTGCCACCACCAGCCTGTGCATTGCCTTGCACTTTGGTGTTGCTGGTGGTAGGATCCAAGCTGAATACAACTCCACCGTTGTTGCTCAACAGACCCAATAATTGTTGTGCGTTGTTTAATACCGAAGCAGCACCGCTGCCAATATATAAACCTGTTGTATTGCTTACTGATACATTGGCCATTAGATTTTCCTTATTATCTTGTGCTTAGGCGTCGGCCTATTCTAGGCTGGAACACGCTGATTAGTTTGGTATGTCCGCCGCTCCACTTGCCTTTGTTATTCTGATCTTCTACTAAATCGTAGGCTTCGGTAAATTTAGCATTCCACACTGCGGCGTCTTCAGCCATCTTGCGTTTTAGATAGTATTCTCTCAGTGTGCCATAAACATAACCTTCAGGCCAGCTCTGCAACACCACATTGTTTTCTACCACTGTGACTCCATCGGATTCTAGACTGAACAACAGTGGCCATGTGGTATAGTAATACATGTTGATTACTGTGCCTTCGCTAACAGCCGGAGTAAATTCATACTTCTGACCAACTTCACTGAAACTGCCGCGAAACACCTGCGGCACATTGACTGGGCTGAGAAAAAATTGTGCTATGAGTTGTTGTGCAATCATGTCGCGATCGCCGATACGATCATACACAATGAACGGTCCAGCATTGCTGTTGCCACCAGCGCCTTGTTGAAAGAACAAAATTGGTCTGTTGAGATCTGCGGGAATGGGCACTGCTCCGGTGCTGTCCACAGTGCCAGTCACAGTGTATGGATCTGTTCTCAGGCCTGGCAGTTCAATGTTACGCATTGACAGCTCGGCCAAAAAGATACATTGTTTAATTTCGGCGTCGTTGCTGCTACCTGTGAAGTCTTTTATGTAACTGACCAATGCTGTGGCATTAGGGATCATTGTGCTCATTGTAATTTTCCTACGAAATTGGCTCCGGCAAAGAAGCGTTCTGCTCCAACCTTGGTGGGATATGGCACATCGATTGGTATGGGCAACTTGCCTCCCGGATAGCAGACAAAAGCTGAATATTCTTTTTCTACTACTTTGTAGAATTGTGCTTTCAGTGTCTTGTCGCGTTTGATAGTTTGCCAACTCATGCCACCAAAATAGTCATTACCAATTTGAATAGCAATAGTGTCTGGCAGTTCCATCCATTTATAACCTATTTTACCATCGGGCATTATGGGTGCCAATGGATCTACATAACCTGCTTCTGCTCTGGCGCGATAATCTGCGCAGATTTCAGCAATATATTCCACATTCAACTGTTCGCGTTTGACATAGAACTTGCCGTCTTCGCGGCCTGTGGTAACTCGAACATTTCGACTCTTGTTAAACTCTGTTCTGCTCCAATCGCCTTTCATGGCATTGTATAGCTTATCATTACTTAACAATCTATCGGCTATGCCGTTGTCAGCTGTGACTAAACCGCCATGATCTTGTCTATGAGCTCGTTCATCGTGCTCTGGGTCGGGTCCTTGCAATAGTGATGCGTCTTGATAGTTGGAAAATTCATTCATATAGTATTTAGTATCAGTAATATTCCCTCCATGGACTCGGATGGCCATAAAAAAAGAGCACCGAAGTGCCCTTTTTTATTTTCCGTTCCCTGGGGATTAGAATGATGCGCCACCAAAGTTGTCCAAACGAACCACATTGGTAGAAGAGCGTAGCGAACCAGTAATGGTTGTAGCACCACTGCCAGTAAAGCCACTGTAAGCACCGCTGGCACTGATATCGTGTAGAACACCAACACCAGCTGGGTTGCGAACAATCAATGTTCCTTCCATGATGAACTGATCTAGCGATGCGTCTGCATTGCTGAACACTTCATTGTTAGGTCCTAGGTCACGCAAGCTACCCCATTGAATCACTTCTTCGTTCAAGAAGTAGATCTGGTTACCAGCACCAACGCTGTCCATGATCCAACTATCAAAGATTTCGTAAGTGTAGTTGAAGTCACCTTCGTAAGTAGCGATTGTGTCGCCACGCTCCGAATTAACACGGTTAATGCTACGGCTGGTAGGCATTGTGTCGCTCAGGTGTGTGCGCAAGCTGGTTGGGCAAACGATTGTGCGAATCTTGGCGTTGAAACGCTGTTCAGCAGTTGTAACCAATTGCTTGTATAAACTTGGGCTGAACTGTTGCAGTGCGCCGGTGTATACATAATAGTTAGAACCTAGGCCTTGACCGTTGTCGGTTAAAGTGCCGCTGACTGGTGATCCACCAACGATCCATACATTGGATGTTGTAACAACCGAATCATTGGTCTCATTGTTGTAATAAGTTTGATAGGTGGTGGCAGTCAATGGGTTAAAGCTGTGTGTGCCTGCGAATGAGTTTAGTGAACCCATACGACGACCAGTAGCTACTGCAGGACCAACACCGTTGCTATTAGCAACTCGCACATTGGCGTTGGTGTTGCCGGGCACTGTCACATTGGCTGTGAACACAGGAGCAGGAATACTGACACCCAGTGCAAGACCGCTTTGACCAGAGAACTTGGTTCCGATTTGGTCGTTACGAACAATCTGTGCTTCCACATCAAACATCAATTCGATCAATTGCTTGACTTCTTGATATGCTTGTGGATCTCCACCTGACTGCTCAACAGCGCGAGCAGTGCCAGTAGCACCAACGACTGTGGAGAAGATCTGAGTGTAGTTGCCCAAGTTGGCACGACTTTGTGCTTCTACTAGGCTGGAGCTGACTGCTGCACCTTCCAATTGTGCTTGGATTTCTGGTAGACGATATGTGTCGTTGGTCCACAATGGTAGTGTAGAAACTACTTTGCGTTTCTTGGCCATACACATGTTCAAAACAGGTGTATCGTCTTTAACGCGGTTACTCACATCTAAGTCTAGATCTTTAACAACGATATCGGTTTGGTAAGCGCCTGTTCCATTGCCAATCGCTGTGGTTGAATTATAAGCCATTTTATTTTTCCTTTATATTAATAGCATTTTTTTATCTTCCGCCTCTTTGTGACCTTAATGCATTCATCTTGGCTACTAAGAGGTTGTCTTGGGCGACTCTGTCACCCGATTTGGCTTTTTGTTCTAGATCCGAGAGTTGATTTCCGGCTCGACTGGTTATGGTGGTTCCACCGCGCTTCTGAGAGGTCAAAGCTGCAATGCTGTTGCCAGCTTGCTTGGCCTTGGGTCTGTCGCGAAATTTAAGACCATCACGCAGCAACGACAATATATGTTCGTCGCTGGCAATTAAATCTATATTTGCCACGCCAGGCACCAACTGCCTACTTGCACCTGCCCAATCCTTGCTTACTTTGTCGCGTATTTCTTTATACACATATTCGTTACGCAGTTCTTTGTCTTTGAAATTCTTGCGACTGTTGTCGAGAACTTCAGCAACCTGCTGTTGACGAATACTGTAGAATTGATCCATTTTGGGCTTCAACTGATTCACAGTCTGGGCCTGCTGTTCCAGATACTTTTCATTCTGCGCCATGTTGGCTTGTATCCTGGCCCGTTGTGCGGGATCCTGGACCTGAGTCAACTGTTGCTGGAATGTATTTTGGTATCCTTGCACTCGCAAGATCTCATCATACGCACTCTGTATTCGAGGAGCTACAGTAAATTCCATTGCCAGTATCAGACCTTCTGTTTCACTGCGTTTGCTGTTTTTATATTCGTCAAACTCAGCTTTTTCAATCTTCAACTGTCTCGCATCTTCACTAATTGCTGCACCTTGACCTAGTATTGCTGCGGCTTTCTTAGCGTCAATTTCGATGTCTTTGCCATTGCGTTTAAATTTAAACTTGGCGTTTGGATGTTCTTCTGCGAACTCCAAGAAATCGATAATCTCTGCATCAGTCGAATTCGAATCGCTTACCTCTTCAGGGGCGGAATCTTCATCTGTGCTTTCACTATACTCTGCATCGGGCTCTACAACTTCGGGCTCTACTAAATCGGTATTGCTGTCATCACTGACTTCAACGCCTTCGGGCACCACAGGGCGATCTTGGGTTGCCACCCGCGAACTACCTGCACCAGTTTGTTCGGTAACTTCGGGACGGTTACGCATTGCGGCCATCTTTTGAGCTATTGCATCCAATCCAATACTGGCTTCTTTGACAGGGACCGTGTCCACAGGGACATTAGGTGTATCACGAACTATATTTTCCATACTTTTCCTAGGTTACAGGTTGGGGTCCAGCTCTTTTTGTTGCTGACTTACCACCTTATTTTTATAATACACTGCTCTTTGCAGTGTAGCAATAAAACTATCTATTCCAGCTAGATGATTGCTGAGTGCAATCCTCTTGGCATTGTCTTCTTGGGTGTGTCCACCGACACCACCTATTGCTTCAGCTACTTCAAATTTGAAGTGATGTATGAACTGCACAAAATCTCTGTTGGCCAGCATGTTTTCTGCTTGGCTTCCATACACTTTGACTCGGTCCAACTGCGCTGGAGTCATCTTCTTTACATTATTTAAATCCACCTTAACTCTAGTGTTATAGGCTTCTACTAGATCTTCATCGATCATTTCAATTCCATCCTAACTTTATTTAGTAAGTTCTAGCCTTGCCCTCTTCTAACAAGCTGATGGCTTCCAATTGTTTCTCTGCGGTATTGCCTTCGATGCTGTCCAGGATCTCTTTGGTCTTGGCACGGCTCAATTCAGTGTCGGCCATCTTCTTCTGATCATCTGGGCTAGGTTGTTTGTTGGCCATGGCAGCTTGGCTCTGTTTGATCATTTCCATGACTTCTTCTTCAGTAGGCAAATAAACATCTGCGTCTTTGACACCCAGCACATACAGCATGTCTTCGTAGGGCTTGCGCAGTTTCTTGAATGCAGGCACAGTCAATGCACCACTGGAGACACCTGCGGTAACTTCAGCAGCCAAACCTGTTTGTGCTTGCTTGATAACTTGTAGGCGTTGTAAACTGTTTTCTTCCGATTTCATGCCTAGAGCCAATTCGATATGTATGGTCTTGCGATCATTGAAGTCCATGTCATCAAACTTTTCGAAGTCCAAGAATATGGGCTTGCCGTCTGGGTGAAACTCTTGAGCCAATTTCTTAACGCCGTAGTCATCACCAAACGCTATCAAGGTGCGCCATACCAAGTAAATGGCATCCTTGAGACCACTGGCACAATTCTTCACTGTGTTGTCTTGTATGATTTGATTTGGCCCCAGAGCCATTTGCAGTTTGATACCGCTGTTGCCTGGATCCATGATCTGTGGATTGAATGTGTCGCCTGGAGTCACCATGCCCACCATGCTCATGGCATCCTGTTGGATACGGTTGATGGCTTGGTCGATGAAACGAATGTCGCCTGTGGGTCCTGGAATTTGGTAGATGTCTTTGGCTGGATCAAACTTACTATCCAAAACAAAGATAGCTGCTTCGCCGTCTTGCAACATTTCGAAGTCCAGCTTGTCGGGCTTGACACCTATTCTACTGGTGGCCTGTTGTAGGCCTAGGTGTATCTCTGCTCTGTGTCCAGCAGTCATGTATTCTTGTGCAGGGATCACACTTTCTGCAATGCTCATGCCGTAGAAGTTCTGTGCTAGGGGTTTTGGAACCATGTTGGCCACTGGTATAAACTCTACTTCTCTAGCACTGATCACATATTGACCACTGTAGATCAATTCGATCAGTTCCAGTTCGCCGTCATTGTCTATGTCGTAGCGATTCCAAACAGTCAACACTGTGACTTGTCGTGCTTCAGGCTCTTGTGCGCTGTAGCCTTGAGCTGGTAGGCCATTGATTGGCACACTGTCACGGGCGTGTATGGCCAAGTTGTTTAACAAACTGCCAGCTTGGTAGCTGCCCACATTGCTGTATTCAGCGTAGACTTTGAATTGGTCCACATCTATGTCCGGATACAGTTCAGTGGCTTCCTGAATACTCATGGGCTTGTAGTAGCCGCAGAATGGTTGTTCTTCAATGGAGATTACTGTGGGATCACACATCCAATAGTGTTGTGCAATTGGACGGAACTTGATATTGATGTTGTAGCCTGTGAGTTTATACTTGGCTTCATACACTGTGTTGCGACGAATGGCCTCATTTAACACTTGGTCGCCATCTTCTGACTCCAA